TGGTGACGTTTATGACTACGAATTGCCTAAAGGTACAGGTTCTTTGACAAACACTACAAACGTGAGCGTCGAGAATGGTACTACTTTCAATCAATGTGACGTAGCATTCAAATTGCGTCGCTTGTCTACTAGCAAAAGAAACGAGATGAAACTTCTCGCACAAGGTCGCACGTACACTATCGTACGTGACAACAACGACGCTTATTGGTTAGTAGGTAACGAATACGGATGCGACGTGACTGCAATGGTTGCAAATAGCGGAACGGCTATGGGTGATTCAAATGGTTACGAAGTGACTTTGTCAGCAATTGAAGCAGAAGCACCTTACAAATTACAATCTAGCGTAGTGACTGCGTTAGGTATTTAATGTATATTTGTAGTTGTTCTTGATTTCATATTAGTTTTCAAAAGGAGGGCGTTGAAAGACGCTCTCTTTTTTGTTACAAGATTTTGACGTTGCTATTTATTTACGATGCTAACAATCAATAAAGGTCAAACAAAGTATTGGTACTTAACTCTCACAGAGATTGCAAGTGCTTTGACTTATGTTTTTACTTTTACGCATCGTCAAACATTCACACAAGTCACTCGCACTTTGACTGACGTATCAACGCACAAAGAGCGTTACAATCAATTTCAATTTGTCGAGGGTACAACTGCTACACTTCTAGAAGGAGAACACGAATATAGCGTCTCTACAAGCGGTGGCATTCTTTGCGAAACAGGTATTCTCAAAGTAGAAACAACAACTTCTAGTACACAATACACTCCAACTTTAACAGAAAAAATCTACATACAATGAGCAACTCAACAAGTATTATCGCTGGTGGCGATGGCTTCAAGTATCATTCCGCATCAACGGTGACAGGAGTCGGATATTCCGCTCTTGTTGTTCAAGAGAACACCGTGTTCACATCATTCAGCGTTGACGGAGTGAATGTACTCTCAAGTCGTGGAATGACATCAATCACTTTTGTGCAAGGTGCATATCTTCCCGCTGGTGGTTCTTCAAAAATCACGGGCTTTGTCATCTCTGCTGGTTCAGTAATCGGATATTAATATGAGACAAGGCATAGGATTAGGCGTTGGAATTAATCGCTCTCAATACGGGTTTGCAGTTGGCACTCGTCAATGGCAACTTATCACCGAGAAGTGGGAAACTATTAACGAATTTTGGAACTTATAAATATGGGAACTTCATTAACTGGGTTAACCCCCGCAACAACATACGATGCCTTGATAAAGGTAGGCGATAATGGTCCGTTAAGTGCAACGGCAAAAGTATTAAGTGATGGATTGGGCAATGATTCACCATTGGCAATGTCAACTACACAAGTTGGTATTGGCAACTCATCTCCTGCTGCCACCCTTGATGTTGCGAGCCGTTTCTTGGCAAGTAGCAATGACGGCAATGCCGAAGTAGTATTGGCATCAACATCCAATCGTTCACCGTTGTTGTACTTCAAAGAGGGTTCTACTCAACGGGGTTTGATTTATAGCGCAGCAGGTTCAAACAACCTTATCTTTCAATCGGGAACGACCGAAGCAATGCGTATTGACGCATCAGGAAATGTAGGCATAGGCACGAGTTCGCCTGTTGAAAAGTTAGATGTTATTGGTAGTATTAACATTTCCACAGCAAGTTTTTTTAGATATAATGATACAGTAGGAATTATCGGATCGGGTAGTTGCATTTCGGGAGGTGCTACAACTCAATTAGGTATACGCTCATCGGGGGATATATTGTTTTCCGCTCAGGGTGCAACCGAGCGTTTCCGCATTACTGCAAACGGAGTAACATTCAACGGCGACACCGCAGCCGCAAACGCCCTTGATGATTACGAGGAGGGGACTTGGACGCCTAACTTCACATTAAATTCGGGTAGTGTTTCAGCATATACATCAAGTGGAAGTTATACCAAAATTGGCAAAGTTGTAACTCTTACAATGCGTATAACTTTTACGACAACCTTATTAGCAGAAATTGACGAAATTACAGGTTATCCGTTTACATCACAAACTTCATCACCGTTAGCATTGGGGGCTGTAAGAGAAGCAACGAATAGTGGTAAGATGTGGCAATGGTTAGCGTTTTCAAATAGCACACAAGGAATATTGCGTAGATATGATAACGATAAAGTTTTGACAAATGGTGATTCTTTTGTTGGAACATTAACTTACTTTGTATAACCTTAAAAAATAAAAATTATGATAGAAGAAATAACTTACATTAGTGCTTTCAATGTAAAAGCCGATGGTTCGATTGAAGTTCGTAAAACTACGGATGTTGTAAAAGACGGTGTTGTAATCGCATCAAGTTTTTGGCGTGGTGTGTTGGCAGTAAACGACCCAACTGCGGATGAAGTTTTGGGCGTTGATACCTACTACGCAAACATCGCTTCATACACTTGGAGTATTGCACCCGCACCCGTTGTGACCGAAGAACCCGCAACCGAAGAAGCATAATGGAACATTTGCAACAACGATTAGAGCAACTCAAACAACAAGAAGCGAGTTTGTTGATGCAACTTGACGAAGTCAAAGTTCTAATCAATGCGTATGAGAACGCCTTGAAACCTGTTGCGTCAAGCGATGAGACAATTTGAGAACGATACAATCGCTAACATCGCGACGGGCATCTCTTGCTCGTCTGCTGTCTTACATTTTGCGGCTACTTGGCAACCTTTGTTTTCGCTTGTTTTGGCTATTGTTGGTATTGTATCGGGCTTGTTTGCGATTCGTTACTACGCGAAAAAAATTGATAAACTAGATGGCAAAGTCTAGTGCTGTTAGTGTGTGGCGACCTAAGCCAAAGAATAAACTGCGTCGTCACACAAAGTCAGCAAACAAACACAAAAGCGCAAAGCCGTACAAAGGTCAAGGCAAATGATTGATAGAATCTTCAAGAATTGGAAGACTACTTCTCTAGGCATTGGCGTAATTGTAGCGTCATTTGTACTAGTGTATCTTGAGAAAGCGACATTGAGTGAAGTGAGCGTCTTCTTAGGTGGTGGTTTTATGATGCTATTTATCAAAGACAAAAAAGAATAAACGCTATTTACTAGTAATGAACTTCGAAAGACTTCAATTTCACGAGAATAAACTACCGACATTCAAAGAGAATAAGACGAAAGACATATTCAATTTTGGTGACGACAACTTGTACCCCGATTTACTAGTTGACTTGTTCTCTAAATCGCCTAAACACAACGCGATTGTGTCAGCGAAAGCGTCATACGTCGCAGGCGTAGGAACTGCAATCGTCGCACAGAACACACAAGACATCGCAAAAGCAGAGTCAAAACTTAAGTCGATTAACACTTACGAATCATTCGAAGAAGTCAAGCAAAAAATCGCTTACGATTTAGAGTTGTTCAATGGCTTTGCAGTTGAAGTCATTTGGAATCGCGCAAAGACTCAAATCGCTGAGTTGTATCACATACCATTCAAGAACGTTCGAGTAGGTCTAGACGATTGTTACTACTACTCAGAAGATTGGGCGAATCGTCGTGAAGAGATTGTACACTATAACCCATTCAATGAGAACACTCGTGAGTCAAAGCAGTTGTTTTACTACAAGATGTATCGTCCCGGTGGTGGTGTATACCCATTACCTGACTACGTCGGTGCGTTGAAATACATTGAGATTGACACAGAGATTTCGAATTGGCATTTGAACTCTATCAAGAATGGATTCTCTGCTCAAACTTTGATACAAATGTTCAAGGGTGTACCAACACCTGAAGAAGCCAGAAAAGCAAAGCGTCGCTTCAAAGACTCTTATCAAGGTACAGACAACGCAGGTGGGTTGATTCTTATGTACAACGACGCAAACGAGCGTGAGTCGATTGTGACAAACATTCAACCTAGCGACTTTGATAAGCAATTCGACATCTTAAATAAAACGGTACAACAAGAAATCTTTGTAGGTCACAAAGTCAACTCACCAATGTTGTTTGGTGTACGCGTAGAATCGCAACTAGGTGGTCGTTCTGAAATGATTGAAGCGTA